TTATCTATCAGCGTAGTAATCGAATCACCTCTAACTATTACAAACATGACAAACGTTAATAGATTCATCATGTGTATGGGTGTTAGTGCGCTTGCATGTTTCTTATGTGGATTCAATGCAAGTGCTATCTTTACATTCATAGTCATAGGTTTATTAGCTAGCATCATTTAACGTTCACAATCGACAAACTAAGAAGGTATTTGATGGCACTACTTGGACAATCAAAATATAAAGATTACGAGATAACATTGCAAGACGGTGATGATGTATTCACAGAGTATGTCATGGCTACATCATCAGAGCAGGCTGCATGGTCTGCAATGGAGCTATCCACTCGCCGTGGGTGTGAACTAAAAAACGTGAGGGTTTGTGATGCGTGGTAAAAAAGAGTTTCCAAACAACTTTGAAAAGTACAGACAAGCCGATTCAAAACACTTTGAACCTGTTACGTGGGAGGAGTTCTATGAATGGCGACTATGTCAATGGGAGCTACCGTCTTCGATCTGCTGCATCTTAAGAGCAGAGCATAAAGAGACTGGCAAGATCACAGAGCATGTGTATCAGAGGCCATCAGCTGTAGCCAAGAGGTTAAAAGCATATGACAAGCAAGGTACGCATGATGTTGTACTTGCGAGTCATGAATTTGTTGTTCCATTAATTAAGCCACAATTCTCACTACTTACAGATGACCTATTTGATGACTCAAACAATGATTGACAACCTGTCCACTGAGGAATACAGTTATTTTCTGGCTTATGGTGACAAGGATGATGACAGCAACAAAAAGTTAAACAAACTTATTGAAGAGATCTTAGGAGACTTTAATGCAGAAGATGCGTAATTGTGCAGATGTATTTCTATGAAAACTGTATCAAGCGTAACTACTTAAGCTTAATCACCCAATAAGCTGCAATCGATTCTCATAATCAATTACTTGAATTTGCTTCCTGATTTCTACCTGAGAATCAAAGATCACAATCGACTAAAGCTCTGGACCACTTCAACCATTGTTTGTTCAACATTACATATCCACTGTGGTATAATATACATGGAGATGTCATGGCGTCATGGACCCCCTAAAAAGGCTTCAAACAGATGATGCATTGGCATCTCTGCTCACATGTTGGGAGTTACTAAGGACCAAGCATCGAGAGATACCAGCGCAAGCTGTAACGGTTCTCCTCTACATTGCTTCACACAATCCATGTCATAAGCAAGCGATAGAGGAAGATCTAGGTCTCACTACTGCATCATGTTCAAGGATGATTGACACCATTAGTGATGGCAATGGTCGTGCTCGGGTTAAAACTCCAGGGTTAGGTCTAGTCACTAAAAGCTCAGATCCTAAGAATGGACGCAGGATCATGTTATGTCTCACTTCTGACGGTGAGGAATTTGTCCACCAAATCAAATCCATCCTTTATGGCTGAGATCGTTACCTGGCAACAAGCAGTTGACCTTTGTTTTGATACCCGACCTAAATGGAAGGGATTAGAACTAAAACAACCTGGTATCAATACCAGACATTTCACTGAATACTATGGAGGCGACTCACCATGCAATGAAATTGACCGCAAGACTTTAAGAGGTTTTGTTGATTATCTCAAGGACCAATACGAATATGAGGATGCAACTCTAAATCGTAAGTTGTCTGCTGTTTGTACAGTTCTAACTCACGCCATTGATGAGGAAGAACTAGATATGAACGTACCACGTAGACCACATTTCAAAGAGAATGAAGGTCGTCCTTACTACTTCAAAAAAGTAGACATTGAGACTATTTGTACACATACGAATAAGACAGGCTTACCTGAGCTCGTACGGTTTGCAGCACTCACTGGTGCTCGCAGGGGAGAGTGCATAAAGGTAGCAGTACGTGATATTGATCTAGATAACAACCTTATCTATATCGGAGGTAGACCAGAATTCAACACCAAGAATGGTGATTGGAGAACGGTACCTATCCACGATAAATTGTTACCTATGTTGGAATCACGCTGTGATGGTGTACCAAAGGACGTGACAATCTTTGGGGATCAATGGATCGGAGCACACTCAGTTCTCCACTACTTTAAGAAGGCAGTAAGAGACGCTGGATTAGAACCTCATATGGTATTTCATTGTCTTAGGCATTCATTTGCCACTTGGGCGATTGAGGACGGAGTACCTGTAAGAGTGTTAATGGACCTGATGGGCCACAAGAAAATCGAAACCACACTTAGGTATGCGAAAGTCACAGATAATGCACGTAAAGAAGCCATCTCCAGTATAAATTTTTAGATCCGCCATCCAAACGTCACAATCTAATTGATTACACTAGGGTATAGGTTCGCTTATACCCTTCCTTAATTCACAATCGACTGAGGTATTTACTCTGGCAACACCTGCTCAAATCGATGAACAAGTCAAGTTTGAAAGAGATGCCATCAGACATGGCTTGAAGCGTCTACGTGAGAACACAAGAGCCCTTGAAAACAAAACGTATGCGAGTGCAACTGTATATGGGTGCAGCAGTATTTCTACTTTGCTGCCTCTTGTTACCAAGCGTATTGAAGACACCAACACTAGAATTAAACAAGGATGTACTGGAAGATCATTCAAAGAGATTCAACAGTATTTAGAGCCCATTGATGCAGGTGCAGCAGCATCTATTGCTTTAAAGATTACTTTCGATAAAGTATTTAGCTATAAGGATAAGGCTAACAAAGTTGTCACTGTATGCGAAGCAATTGGTACTGCTGTAGAACAAGAAGCACAAATGCAGTTCTATGAGAAGAACTGTCCAGGCTTATTAAATGTACTTAAGAAAAACTACTGGCACAACACCACTGGTACACACCAAAAGTTTGTAGTTATTCGTACCCTTATTCAGCGATATGATGTACCGCAGTGGACAAAATGGTTTGCACCTGACAGAGTAAAGCTTGGAGCTTGGCTACTTGATTGCATCATGGAGTCGAGTGGTTGGTTCATGAAGGAAACTAAACAGCAAGGAAAAAAGAAGGAAAACCTTGTAGTACCAACACCTGAGTTTATGTCAATAAAGGATGAAATAATGGCTAACGCTGAATTATTTGCTCCGATTGCATATCCGATGTTGATTGAACCTAATGACTGGTCAGAATCAAGACAAGGAGGTTATCTTTGCAATGAGGTAATGCGTGGACACGACATGGTTAGGCGAGGTGCGTCATCTATACAGGGACCAACCCCTTACCAATTTCTAAATAAAATACAGAAAGTTGGGTATCGAATCAATCCATTCACAATAGACGTTGCTAAAACGTTGATGGATAGAGGGATATCCATTGGTAAGTTTGTCCCTATCGTGGAGGTACCACTTCCACCAAAACCTGTAGATATTGCAGAGAACAAAGAGTCTCGGCAAGAATATAGGAGACGAGCTGCAGAATCAATGAATCTCAATGCAGCATCATTCAAAAAGTCATGTAGAACACGCATGACAATGGAAGCAGCAAAGTTATTTGAGGGTAGAGAACAATTCTTTTTACCTTGGAGCTTTGATTATAGAGGTAGGGTATATCCTATCCCTGCTTTTTTAACGCCACAAGATACTGACTTTGGTAAATCATTACTAAAATTCAGTGAAGAGGCGTTTATGACACCAGATGCAGAGGAATGGTTAGCTTTTCAAGTAGCAACCACTTATGGTCTAGATAAAGAACCTATCCACGAACGTATGAAGTGGGTAGCCGAGAACGATGAGGTGATTACTGCTGTCGCACTAGACCCTATTGGCAATCTTTCTCTATGGAGAGATGCCGAAGATCCGTGGCAATTCCTTGCTGCATGTGATGAATATTACCACTGTATTATTAACTGTGATCGAAATTACACTTCTCTGCCAATTGCAACTGATGCCACCTGCAGTGGTTTACAGATACTCGCCGGATTATGCAGAGACGCAAGAACTGCAAGTCTTGTCAATGTCTTGCCAGGGGAACGACCCGCCGATGCATATGCCGTTGTCTCCGAGCACGCTAAACCAAACGTCCCTATAAGTATCCAACCTTATATGGATAGACGTACAGTTAAACGTGTAGTTATGACAGTCCCATATAATGCCAAACCTCATTCAAACAGGGGTTACATCAGAGATGCTCTGAAAGAAAAAGGTATTGAAATTGAAAAGGATGATTTAACTGCAACTGTTAAAGCTGTACGTGATGCAATGGATGAGGTAGTACCTGGTCCTATGGCTGCAATGAAATGGATTGAGTCAGAAGTTGGTAAGGCTATTAAACGTGGAGCAACTGAACTTAAATGGGTAACACCATCAGGTTTTATTGTTACTCAAAAGTTAAACAAGAAATTGTTTGAGCGGGTAACACTACAACTACTTGGTCGTGTCCAGATACGTATAGCTACTGATGATAGTGACAAGGTTGATCTTTTGCACCATAAAAATGCAACTGCACCCAACCTAATACATTCGTTAGATGCAAGCCTTCTCCATCTATCTGCACTTAAATTTGATGCTCCATTAGCACTGATACATGATTCAGTGTTATGCAGAGCAACCGACATGACGAACCTGTCCACTGTCGTACGAGAAACATATATGTACTTGTTTGCTGAGCATGACTATTTGACGTCATGGGGTGAGCAGATAGGTGCTGAAACTAAACCTCCGATTATTGGTGATCTCTGCCCCGAATCAGTAATTGAATCCACATACTTTTTTTGCTAACCATCCATACATGGATGAACTATATTTATGGCCCGTAACACATTTACAACTAAAGAGCCCGTTATCCTTGAAGGTTATCAGGCTGTATTGAAACCAAGTAAGTTTGGTTACTCACTATCGACAGTAATTGATCAAGAATTGGTAGATCAACTAGAAGATGACCGCACTGAATCACTCAAATGGTGTGAGTCTAAATTGAAGAATCCAAAGCGTAGCGTTCTTAAGCCTGAACCTTGGGAAGAAGTATCCGAAGGACAGTATAAAGTTAAATACAGTTGGAATGAAGAGAACAGGCCACCTATTGTAGACACTGAAGGTGTACCAGTAACAGATGAGAATACACCTCTATATTCTGGATCAAAGGTTAAGATAGCTTTCTATCAGAAGCCATACATCCTTAAGGATAATATTACCTACGGTACAACCTTAAAGTGTCTTGGTGTACAGATTGTTTCAGTCAATGGTCAGGCTGGTGTTGATACCGGTGATATGGATGTAGAAGATGTAGTAGCTTTGTTTGGAACAATGAAAGGTTTTAAAGCTAGTGAACCAAATATCACACCTGCTGCACCAAGTTCAGTTAATGAAGATGATGATTTCTAATGGCATTCAGATCTGGCCTTGAAGAAAAGGTTGCTGATCTGATGGTTGAGTTAGGAGTGAAGTATGAGTATGAATCAACCAAGGTTCCTTATCAAATCATGCACTCATACACACCTGACTTTCTTTTACCAAATGGAATTTTTTTAGAAACTAAAGGATATTGGGATGCAGAAGACCGACGCAAGATCAAGGCAGTAAAGCAACAGCATCCTGAACTTGATATCCGTATGGTCTTTCAAACTCCATTCAATAAGATCAGTAAAAAATCAAAAACAACATATGCACAATGGTGCGATCGACATAACATTCCATGGACAAGCTATGCAAACATCCCACTCGAATGGTTCGTTTGAGCGGCATGAACCTTGTAATGAATGTGGTTCATCTGATGGTGTAGCAGTTTATTCCGATGGAAATCGTTATTGCTTTGTATGTCATCACTTCGAAAGGGGTGATGGCTCTTATTCACAATCGACAAAAACTCACATGAGTTACAAAGGCTCAGCTCAAAGGCTGCAGAAGAGAAACTTATCTGAAAGGATCTGCGAACGTTACAAGATCTATAAGGAAGGTGATCTCCTTCGAATGTACTACCACAACAGTGATGGCAGACCAATCGGAGCCAAAACCAGGACAAAAAACAAAGTCTTTAGCTATGAAGGAGAAAATGATGGAGCATTCTTCGGACAACACATCTTTTTTAAAGGAGGAAAACGTAAAAGTGTAGTCATTACAGAAGGTGAGCTTGATGCAGCATCAGTTGCAGAAGCATTAGGAGATTATCCTTGTGTATCTCTACCATCAGGTGCGTCAGCTGCAAAGAAAGCAATCAAGAATAACTATGATTGGCTACAACAATTTGAGAAGATCATCTTATGGTTTGATAATGATGAACCAGGCCAGAAGGCTGTTAAAGATGCTGCCAATGCATTACCACCTGGCAAGGTATTCATAGCTGTTGCAGAGGCTTACAAGGACGCCTCAGAGGCTTTACAGGCTAATGATTACAAGGCTATAGAGAATGCATTCTGGGACGCTAAACCATACAGACCTGATGGAATTGTAGAAGGTAAATCTCTACTTGAATTAGTAACTACACCAAACCCACCTAACGATCATGAATATCCATTTCAAGGACTCAACACACTCCTACATGGTATTAGATACGGAGAGCTTACAACGATCACTGCAGGAAGTGGTATCGGCAAATCCAGCTTCTGTAGGGACATTGCAACTTCATTACTCCAAAGGGGAGAGAGAGTCGGTTACTTGGCTCTTGAAGAATCAAACAGACGAACAGCTCTAGGTCTCATGTCATCTGCTGTAGGTAAATCCTTACATCTAGGTGAGCCTACACATCATGAGTTAACAGAAGCATTCGATATGACTATCAAAGACTGGAACCTTTTCCTATTTGATGGTTTTGGTAGTTATGATCCTGATGTTATCTATAATCGGATTGAGTACCTGGCACAAGGTCTCGACTGTAGAATCATTTTCTTGGATCACCTCTCCATCCTCCTTTCTGGACTCGATGGAGACGAGAGACGAATGATAGACGTCACCATGACACGCCTCCGCTCACTCGTGGAGCGCACAGGTATATCTTTATTTCTTGTTAGTCATTTACGAAGAACAACTACAGACAAAAATCATGAGGAAGGTGGAAGAGTCACTCTTGGACAGCTACGTGGAAGCGCAGCGATTGCACAACTATCTGACAGCGTCATCGCACTTGAGCGGAATCAGCAATCAGACAATAAAGACAGCACAACAACTGTGCGAGTCCTTAAGAATCGACATTCAGGAGAGACAGGGATAGCCTGTTCATTAACGTATAACCTTGAAACTTGCAAATTCGATGAAACTGAACCAGAACCAGAATTCGATCCAGGGAAAGATTTTTAAACCAAATCCTCCTACCGATGAAATGATTCGTAAAGCGAAATTCATAGACAAGACTTATGTATGGCAGAAGAAGTGAGTCTTGTATTTGATTTAGAAACAAACGGACTATTATTTGATGCTAATGCCATCCACTGTATTGCTATTCACGACTGCAATACGCAAGAAACTATTGCATACAATGACACGGGTAATGAAGAACCTGTCATACGAGGGGTACAGCGGTTGGCCGATGCTGACTGCATCTTGGGTCATAATGTTATTGGGTACGATATTCCTGTACTCAATAAACTATACCCTTGGTTTGAGCCTCCTAGCCTTGTCATTGATACTTTATTGCTATCACGTCTTTACCACCCGAACTTACTAGAAATAGACCAAAAAACAAAGTGGAGATTTATGTCTCAACAATTATGGTCAAGACATTCACTAGAAGCTTGGGGATACAGATTAGGTGAGTACAAAGGAGTATTTAGTAAGCAAACAGATTGGAGTAGTTGGTCTCAAGAAATGGAAGATTACTGCATACAAGATGTAAACGTTACCACCAAACTATGGAAGCATTTCCACAAATACCTGAATGGATCCAATTCGAACATCAGGTAGCTCAAATACTTACACAACAAGAAATTCATGGATGGTCCTTTGATTCGAATGCTGCATGGCAACTTACATCTACTCTCAGACAAGAGCTTCGAGAGATTGAAGAATCACTACGAAGGAAACACTCTCTCATTGCAGGAGCAGAATTCACTCCAAAACGAGATAACAGCACGTCTGGATATGCGAAGGGTGCACCCTTTACTCGATTAAAAGAATTAAACCCAACCTCTCGTGATCATATTTCATGGATATTGCAAACACACTACGGATGGAAGCCAAAGCAGAAGACACCTACTGGGAAAACAGTTATCGACGAAGTTATTCTGACCGAGATTGGATCGGAGATTGCTATGCAGTTTGCGAGATGTTTGACGGTAACGAAAATGCTTGGGATGCTCTCGAACGGCGTCAACGCATGGCTGAAGCTTGTTACGAATGACCGGATACATCATCACTGCAGCGTTGCAACAAGTACACACCGTTGTGCACACCGAAACCCAAACCTCAGTCAGACGCCAGCAGACCCAAGATTTAGAGAACTCTTTGTTCCAAGCAGAGGCTTATGCATGGTCGGTGCTGATCTTTCTGGGATTGAGCTACGGATGCTTAGCCATTATCTCGCTAGGTTTGATGGTGGCAGATATGCAGAGATCCTCCTTAATGGAGACATCCATCAGGTCAACGCAGACAAAATTGGTATCTCCAGAAAGCTAGTCAAGACAGTTACTTACGCATTTTTGTATGGCGCTGGAGATGAAAAAATCGGTACTAGTTATGACAAACAACTCTCCTCTACAAGTGCTAAACGAAAAGGTAAAGAGATTCGTGCTGCATACATCGAAGCAGTTGAAGGATTGGGAAACCTCCTGGAAGCAATTAAGAAAGCTTCGGAGAAAGGCTCCATACGATCTATCGATGGAAGAAAAATTACAGTTGATTCACCTCACAAAGCGTTGAACTATTTACTCCAATCAGGGGCTGGAATAGTAGCAAAGCGTTGGATGATTATCAACCAAGATCACATTAAAGAATTAAATTTATGCTGCTCTCAACTAGGGTTCATCCATGATGAACTTCAGTTCGAAGTAGACCCTAAACATGCAGAAGACTTATGTTCATCCTTGGTACTTAGCAGTACAGAAGCTGGTGAATACTACAACATCAGGTGTCGTATTGATGCCGAAGCAACTATCGGAAACAACTGGAGCGAAACCCACTAATGCTTTATTCAAAGAAGAAGAACGAAATCAAGTCAACTAAAAAGAAAACAGCACAAGGTCAAGGTCGTTTATCTAAACCTAAAGGTGATCGCAAGATGAGTAGGGGTCAGGGTAAATGATTTCATTACTAATAGATGCAGATTACATTGTTTATAAAGCCTGTGCTGCAGCTGAGTATGACATTGACTGGGGTGATGATGTCATAATGGTTGGTAGCAGGTTCAGTGAAGCATATACAAATGTTAAACGTGAACTTAGTAGAATTAAGTCTGGCTACTTAGATTCTGAAATCATTTTATTCTTTAGTGATTCTATTAATTTTCGCAAGTCAGTTGATAAGGATTACAAAGGACACCGTAATCGCAAGAAACCTTGTGGATATAAACGTGTGATACACCATCTTCATGATGAGTATCGTGTTATCCGTATGCCAACATTAGAAGCTGATGATGCATTAGGTATCTACGCAACATCGAACGATGACTGTGTAATAGTATCCCCTGATAAGGATCTAAAACAAATACCTGTCACTCTCTACAATCTAATTGAGACGTTCACAATCGACAAACAAGCTGGTTGGGAATGGTTTTTAATTCAGACACTAAGTGGTGATAGTACCGATGGATACAGTGGTGCACCTGGATACGGCGTAAAAACTAGCACAAAATTTTTTACTGAATATGGTTATAGCTGGAATTCAGTAGTCAGAGCATTTGATTCAAAAAATCTACCTGAATCTGAAGCTCTTAAAAATGCGCGACTTGCAAAGATACTTACTGCTGATGATTATGACTTCGAAAAGAACAGACCCATCCTATGGACTCCCACCGATGCCGATAACAGATCTGACTGTGGAACAGCAGTTCAAGCTGCGCCGAATGAAGGACTTGCTAGATAAATGTCCTCCAGATCAAATGATTGAGTTGTTTCTACAATTACAAACAACAAATTTTATTCTTACTAACAACATAGGTGAATTACTTAAAGCATGGAATCTCCCAGTCACTACACCCGAGGATCAATAGAAGTATGGGATTTCATACGTGATCAACAACTTAACTACCACTTAGGTAATGCAATTAAGTATGTGTGCCGAGCCGGTTACAAGGATGTTCACACGAAAACAGAAGACCTTAAAAAGGCTATCCACTATCTTGAAAATGAATTACAACACACACACCCAATCTCAAAGTCTGTCCGATCAAGCCCTGGAATTTCGTACAGCGTATGGGATCCAGAACGCGAGGGAGAGCCGGACTATGCAACGGGATTTGATCGTTGAAGAGTTCAAAGAGTTTATGTATGCAGCCACTGAAGAAGGCTATGAAGACGAACTAAAAGAACTTGCAGATCTTGTGTATGTCTGCTTTCAGTATGCAGAAAATATGGAATGGGATCTAGAGGAAGCACTAGATCGTGTACATAAATCAAATCTATCAAAGCTTGGTCTGGATAACAAACCAATCCGTAGGTCTGACGGGAAAATAATGAAAGGACCTAACTATCAACCACCAAATCTATCTGACTTAGTTAAATGAGCGAATTAATTTCTAGAACTGGACGTGTTCAATCATGGATCGATGATCCTGATGGCCGTCTTCCCGTGTCGTGCACGGTTTTTGTTGTTGACAATGAACTCGAAGGACCTAATGGAATTGAAGCAAGTTGGCGTTTTTGTTCCCACGCTCTACGCAACGGAGCAGGAGTTGCTATCCATCTATCAAGACTTGATGCTAAAGATACCGAGAGACCATCAGGGGTCGTTGCGAGTGGTCCTGTATCATTTGGACGAATCTATTCGGCTCTTAACGAGACTCTCAGAAGAGGTGGAAAATTTAAAAATGGTGCCGTAGTATTGCACCTTGATGCAAATCATCCTGACCTAAAAGACTTCCTTGTTGCACCACGAGATACCCTACCTTGGGTTAAGCGATGTGTAAACATCAGCCAAGAATGGTGGGATGAGATGTCACCTGGTAATAAGGTAATTCTAATCTCCAAGATTAAAGCTGGAGATATATGGCTTAACAAAGTAAAGTATGAAGGGACAAAAAGAATTAGAGGAAATGTATGTCTTGAGGTGTACCTGCCATCTAGGGGAACATGCTTACTACAACACATTAACCTTGGAGCCTGCAGCTTCAAACAGATCCCTGAAGCTTTCTCTCAAGGGATGCAAGAACTTTGTGAGCTACATTCAAAAACAAACGTCGGAGAGACTGGAGAATATCTACCTTCTTCCACAGATCGACAGGTTGGACTTGGAATTCTGGGTCTTGCGAACCTCTTGCGGAGGTACGGTGTCTCCTATGAACAGTTCGGGCGAGCTTTAGATCAATACTCAGCTGGAGAGATTAAAGCTACTGCTGCTTACTCTCTTGTAGAGCAACTATCTCATGGCATCCGTGATGCTTCATTGATTGCTCATGAGTATGGAATGGTCCGAGCTTTTGCTATCGCCCCCACAGCTTCTTGTAGCTATCGCTCAAAGGATGCTGATGGTTATACATGTTGTCCTGAGATTGCACCACCTATTGGTCGTACTGTAGATCGTGACTCAGGCACATTTGGTGTGCAGACATACTCATATGGTGATGTAGAGATTGCATCAGAAGTAGGGTGGGATAATTACAAACGGGTAGCAGATGGCATCATGCGTCTCTACCAAACCAGTGGACTTCTCCATGGGTACTCATTTAATTGGTGGTCGGATTTGGCTATTATGGATGAGGACTTCATTGAAGAGTGGCTTAGGTCTCCACAGACTTCTCTCTATTACTCGTTACAGGTAATGGGGGATGTTCAGGATAAGACCAATGCTTACGCAGCTATTGCTGAGGACGAAGTTGATGATTACCTGAACGAAATATTAACTAATGAACCTCAATGTGATTGCGCTGAATGAAAAACCCATACGAGAAACTACTATCAAGGAAAAGAAAATGGACACCAGTACAGACAACTGCTGGTACATGCAAAGAGGGTGCAGAGGAAACTGTTTACCGTGCCCTTGCATTGCGGCACATGGAAGTACCTGTGGGAGATTTTATAACTGATGCACTGGCCGGTGAAGTTCCAGATGTGGCGAGGGAGCTACTGCTATCAAACGTCAAAGACGAAGAAAACCACGACGTGGCTCTTGGTTACATCGCCAATGCTTACGGGGTGGATGAAAAGGCTGAAGCCGAAGCGTTACGGCTACGAGATGCTTGGATCGCGCATCCTGATCACACGATCCTCAAAGCAATGGTGGCCGAACGTGCAATCTTCTTCGTTCTTCTACCATTCTTCCGCGCTAATGGTGACGCTGGAATGCGAACAGTGAGCGCAGATATCAGCCGAGATGAACAATTGCATGTCGCCGCGAATTCAATTGTATGTAAAGAACTAGGGCTAGAGATCTCTCCAAGCCTGGACAAGTTACGCAAAGCAACTATCAATTGGGTGATGCAACCACTAGGTATTAATACTACTAATAGATATTTAGATAAAAAATTTTGGCTGGAATCTAGTGACAACCTTATGTATCAGGGTAAAGCACCTGAACTAAGTTTTACCAAGTCAGCCAGAATGCCAGCATTTTTTGAACACTCTAGCGTAAACCTACCACAATATGCTTGATCCAATCAAAACATTAAAGTGTAAGGTCTGCAATAAGGACGTGATGGTTAATGCAAATTATCCAATTACAGAAGTAACTTGTCGTGACTGTTATGCAAACACTAAACATACTTGAGACTCTTGGCATGGAAACTCATGCCATTGTCAATGAATTAGATACAAATTTCCCACCCATCAATCCTACTCCAGAAGATACTATTGAAAAGATCATGTATAGATCTGGGCAACGTTCTGTTGTGGAGTGGTTATTAAATCGCATGGAATCAAATGTCCAAGAAACGTGACACTGAATACAGCTACAACAAAGCTGATAGACAAGCTCGACGGCAATCAATCAATCAAACAAAAGCAGCTATTACTCGGGCTAAAAATTACAAGCCTGAAAAACTAGATGTAAAGCAAAATACATATACGGATAATCTTCCTAAGAGACCTGGTATGCCAAAGCTACCAAAGTTATCTACAATTAAATCTACTAAAGTTGATAACCCAAGTGGCTTAAAAGGAAAAATGAAAAAATTTACACCTAAGAAGTTGAACGCTGCTAAAGCTTATCCAAACGCACCCAGTACTAAAACTAAAACTAACGTACCTAAAACTAACGTTAAACCTTATATTTCTACTAGCTGGGGTGGTATTGGTAAGGTTGATGGTAATAAAGGGGGAAAATTGGCGTCTTTAGTTAACAAGAAAAAAGGGAAAAAATAAATGGCAGCAAAGCAACGATATGATGTTCTCCAAAGTGACCGCCAACAATTTCTAGATAAAGCATGGGAAGCTTCACAGCTAACACTTCCATATCTCATTCGTCGTGACGATGAATACACAAAAGGAGCAAAGGTATTAAAAACACCTTGGCAATCAGTTGGTGCTAAAGGTGTAGTTACCTTGGCATCTAAACTGATGCTTGCTTTACTACCTCCTCAAACTACCTTCTTTAAATTACAGGTAGATGAAACAGGTATTCCTCCAGGACTCTTTCAAGAGAATCCTAGTGTTAAGACAGAGATGGATACATCCTTTGCAAAGATCGAGCGTACGATCATGGAATCTATTGCAGCTTCTGATGATCGAGTCGTAGTACACCAAGCGTTAAAGCACTTGGTTGTAGCGGGTAATGCTCTGGTCTTTATGAATAAGGAACAGCTGAAGCTCTATCCCCTTAATCGCTATGTCGTAGAACGAGATGGTAACGGTAATGTTGTAGAGATCATCACACGTGAAACAGTCAGTAAGAAATTAGTCGAAAAATTTCTACCTAAAAAAACCTACCAGCAAACTGCTAATGATAATGAAACCAATCCTGGTGAGTGTGATGTATATACTCACATCAAACGTGATAACAATCGTGTCACATGGCATCAGGAAATCTACGGTAAGGTAATCCCTAGTAGTTATGGTAAGGCTCCATTAAATAAAAACCCATGGCTACCACTACGTTTTAATTATGTAGATGGTGAAGCCTATGGTAGAGGTAGGGTTGAAGAATTTATGGGTGATCTTAAGTCACTTGAATCTTTATCCCAAGCACTCGTAGAAGGTTCAGCAGCAGCAGCTAAGGTTGTGTTTGTTGTATCCCCTTCTAGTACTACTAAACCAGCAACTCTTGCGGCAGCTGGTAACGGTGCCATTGTTCAGGGTAGACCTGATGATATTGGTGTCGTTCAAGTTGGTAAGACCGCTGACTTCCGCACTGCATTTGAACAATCACAAGTCTTTCAAAAGAGATTGAGTGAAGCGTTCCTTGTCATGAATGTTCGTGACTCTGAACGTACAACTGCAGAGGAAGTACGAATGACTCAGCAGGAATTAGAATCACAACTTGGTGGACTATTTAGTCTGCTTACTGTTGAGTTTCTTGTACCCTACTTGAGTCGTAAACTTGACATGCTACAAAAATCACGGGCTATACCAAAGCTACCAACAGATTTAGTTAAACCAACAATTGTTGCTGGTATTAATGCTCTTGGTCGTGGTGCTGATCGTGAAAGCTTGACTGAGTTCCTTCAGACAATATCTCAAACAATGGGACCTGAAGCATTACAAACCTATATCAATCCAGATGAAGTCATTCGACGTCTAGCTGGATCGATGGGTATTGATCAACTTGGTCTTGTTAAAGGTATGGATCAAGTTAAAGGTGAGCAGCAGGAACAGATGCAGCAACAAGCATCAATGGATCAAGACCTTGCACTCACCAAACAAGCATCTCAATTCCAAGCAAACAATCCGAATGACCCAAGCCAAACCGGTTCGCCCCCCGAAGAAGGCGCAGCCCCGCTCCCCACGCAAGCCGGTGGAGAAGGCGGAGCACCTCCAACCCCTGGAGGACCCGAAGGTTAAAGACCTTTCAGTTAGAGATCGGAGGTACCTCTCCAATCAATCAAACAAATATCAAAGAAAACCCAAGGTAGGTACACCAACCCTCGGACGTGAAACTGCTTACGTAACTGAGGTTGGTCTTGGAAACCTCCGCTCTGAAACAGCATATGACAACACTGACGTATCAACCTGATCAAGGTCAACCTGAATTCTCTGAAGACGAACTTAATTCTATTGAAGTAGGTAATCAATTAGAGGAACAACAACAACAGCTACTTGCTGGTAAGTATGAATCAGCCGAACAACTAGAACAAGCTTACTTAGAACTACAACAGAAGTTTGGATCAAACCAAGAAGAGCAACCAACTACTGAAGAGTCTCCTGAAGAACAAGTAGAGGATGCTGAGATTGATTTGATGGAAGCATTGTGGCAACAGTCACAGTCAGAATATGATGAAGATACACTTGAATCTTTAAGGAACTCTGACCCTGCTGATATTGCTCAAGCTTATCTAGATTATCGAGCTGAGAATCAACAGCATGAACTGACATCTGAAGAAACAAGTGATCTTTATGATGTTGTTGGTGGTCAAGAACAATATACAAACATGCTTCGATGGGCTGCTGAAAACTGTGATGAACAGACCATCGAAATGTATGACACAGTGATGGGGAAGGGTGACCTTGAGTCATGCTTCTTTGCTGTACAAGCAATGGCCTTCCGTATGGCAGAGATGGAGGGATGGCAGCCTGATGATTTCATCTCAGGTCGTACACCTATCCAGACTGCTGATGTATTCCGTAGCCAAGCTGAAGTTGTTCAAGCCATGAGTGATCCTAGGTATGATGTTGATCCTGCTTATCGACAGGACATCATGAATAAATTAGAACGTTCCAATGACTTAATGTATTAATGGAAAACACAACTCCTAAGTATTTAAAACCAAAGAATAAAAATAAAGGTAAGGGTAAAACGAGTGGCTTTAATAAACTTCTTGCAGGTGGTGGCCTTGGTTTGGCTGGACTCCTTATTTCTTCGGTCATGAATAGTGGCAAAAAAACGTAAGGCTACAAAGCAACGCTTAGATCCTTCATGTTGGAAGGGCTACAAGAAATCAGGTACCAAAGTAAAAAGTGGTACCCGAGTTAATAACTGTGTAAAAATTAAGAAATGACCACCATCATTGAAGAACGCGGACGTGTAAACATGTTCGCCAAAGAACCACCTATGGAAGTTATGAACGTCACTGAAAACCACAACGAAAAAGCTGAGAAGTTGAATGGCCGCCTTGCAATGCTTGGTGTAATTGCAGCTCTCGGTTCATATGCAATCACTGGACAACTTATTCCTGGTATTTGGTAATGCACAAGAAGGGACACAAAGCTCCTAAAGTAAAGAAGAAGGCTAAGTTAATGGCAGCAATTGGTAATCCAATTCTACAAAACAAGTCCATGACAATTAAATCACATACCCCTAACTCTAATTATGGTTGACGACGCAGATAGGAAAAGACGAAATGCTATTAAAACTGGTGCCAAGGTATTGAAAGGTATTAAAGCAGTCTCAAATACTTTAGGTACCTCCCCTACTGAAACCCCTGATGTTGATACTAAGCTCGATAAAGGGTACGGCAAAGGAGATGGTGCCCCCGCAATACAGCCGAGCGACAGAAAATATACAACCGATGAAAATGGTATTGGCGACTTAGAGAAGACACCTAAGTCTAGGATTGGTAACATCACAAGACCGAACAACAAGCGGAAAACTTACTAAACAAACACTCTATTATTTTAAATGAAAACTCTTATTATTGCTTCACTCCTACTCGGCGCTGCTGGTGCTGCACAAGCTGGACCCTTTGTCAACGTCGAGGCTAATGCTGGCTTCGTAGGTAGTGAGTACGGTGGCTCTACTGTCATTGATAATCACGTTGGATACGAAGGTGATAACTGGTATATCCAAGGAGGACCTGCAGTAGTCCTTAATGATGGTGCAGATTCTGATCTGGAATTCTCAGGTAAAGTCGGTGCTAGTGCACCTCTTAGTGAACGGCTAGCTCTCTATGGAGAGGTATCAGTTTTGACTGCTGAAGCTGACAATAACTACGGAACTAAAGCAGGTTTGAAGTACACCTTCTAAGCTAAATAGATTCATGTGGAAGGTGCAATTCCTTCCTTAGCTCTAGACAGCCAAGTCTTTAAAATGGTCTTACTTAATTATACATACCCAACCATGAACTATTACTTAAATGACCGCTGTACTTTCAAGACCACAAAAACTAAATAACTGGCAGTCCTTCTGCGAGTGGGTGACATCCACTAATAATCGTCTATACGTAGGCTGGTTTGGAGTCCTAATGATTCCAACATTACTAGCCGCAACTATTTGTTTTGTCCTGGCTTTCGTAGCCGCTCCCCCTGTTGATATTGATGGCATACGTGAACCAGTTGCAGGATCGCTCCTGTACGGAAATAACATTATATCGGGAGCAGTTGTCCCGTCTTC